AAAGAAATTGGGAGTCGATCGGTTGCTGCCGTTAAATCAAAGCAGTAGACGGGTTTTTGCTCTTTAAATCATAATTTTATAGTCTCAATGGAACGCAACTGATCATGAGTATAATCCTCTTTGATGAATTTCAAGCGGGAAAATATCAAATGATGCAATGGAGCAAGAGTGCTCTGTGAGATCCAGTCTGAAATAGCAATAATTCGAACCTTTTCAATACCATCCCCAAAAGTAGCGAGACGACGTAAAGTCGCCCCCTTCTTTGTGAGGATTTTCTTGAAAGTTTCGAACCCAAGTACTTCTTTCAACTTATCCGTACCTAATCAGTTAATTAGGGCACTGGGTGTAGAGATTCCTCTCTCATTCAGTTTAAGCCCCAATTCGCTTTTAAGTATTAGACGAAAGTGGAAAATGAAGTCATCCATCGCTGTTAACAGCTTTGGATCTTGGTTTAATAGAGCTAATTCTAGTAGGATACGAGCAGGGCCCTTGCCTATTGCGCCTCTCAGAAGCCAACCTCCAATTTGAAGGAGGCCCGGAGAGAAATAAAATGTATGATCTAATTTTGCCATTAATGGCTTAGTGTCTCCACCCAGCGTACCACCTTTGAAAGAAAGGCCTTTTAGTAAACTTTTATGGTTTTCCTGAATCTCCAGATGTACTTTTAACACGTACTCTTTTGTATCCTCACTAAGAGGTTTTACAATTGAGTCGTAATTAACTTTCACTGGAGACTGGAATAATCGGTATATACGTATGATTGAAAGCACGAGGACTGTATCTCAGGGATGAACATCCCCACTCGCAAGTTTAAGTATTAGCGGAGTTAGATAAGATGGAATTCCATCTATTCTAACCTTACGCCAACACCTAGCTTGTGATGTGGTCACGACCCCTATTAGAATATAATTTTTCACTAATAGGTAGTCGTGTTTCAGGAACTGTCCAACATGCAATCAATCAGACTTTTTGACTCAAGATTTATGCATAACCAAAATGTTGTGTATAATAGAATTGAGCGAAGGGTCAATGAATAACTTCTCAATGAATGAGAAAATGATATTCATGCGTTGCACCACGTCTTTACGATGTAAAAGATCTAAATCGACCTTATACTTTGAGGGAGGACGCGCTTTCACCAGGGCTTTTGACGACCCTAGTTGCCTGTTGAATCCATCCCTAACGCGGTTGCGAATAACGTCAATCCAGGCTAGAA